AGCGGGGAGAATAACCGTACCGGCGCTGGTGCGGGCTTCGGGGGCATGGATTTGTAGGGCGGTGACGACAGCGGGCTGGTTGGTTATTAGCCGCAGGTCACCGGTGATGGTGGGCATGGTGGGGCCTCCTAAGGGCAGTGGCGGTGGTTAGGTGCTGGGCAGGATGATAACCGTCGCGGACTTATAGGTTTGGAAGATTCCGCCAGTGGCGGACTCGTGGTAGCGGTTACCAGCAGTGATATCGGCGCAGGAGACATCTGTGGCGCCCTGAGTAGCAACAGCAATCATGAGAATAGAACCGGTCCAGTCGCCTTTGGCCTCGAATCTGGCACCAGATCGAACTTGCAGCCCAGCGCTGAACCATTTGAGGGTGCCCCATGCTTCGCCGTTGTTGATCCTGCCGGATGAGCCGGTGAAGATGTTGGCGCCGCCAGTGTCAATGTGCAGGATGCGAGGCATGCCCTGCACTGTAGTTTGCAAAGCTTCGATTGCTTTCCTATCGGCGGCACGGGCCGCTGCGTCGGCTTCTTTGGCTTTTTGGTCAGCGATGCGTGCGGCAGCATCGGCTTCCTTCGCTTTCTTGTCTGCGTCGTCAGCGGCCGCCGCCGCTGAGGCCGCTTTGGTGTTTGCAGTGGCAGCC